TCGCCATGTATCTCGGCCTGATGATTTGGCCAATGCTGGCGCTGGCCTGGATGTTTAACATCGTTGAACGCGGCAGCGCGGCCTATAGCCGTATTCGTGCCATGCTCGCGGAGGCACCGGTGGTTGACGACGGCAGCGAGCAGGTACCAGACGGGCGTGGGGAGCTTAAGGTCGCCATCCGCACGTTCAGCTATCCGCACGCGGAACGAGTCGCTCTTGAGAACGTCAATTTTGCCCTGCGTCCGGGCCAGATGCTGGGGATTTGCGGCCCGACCGGTGCCGGTAAAAGCACCCTGTTGTCGCTGATCCAGCGCCATTTCGATATTGACCAGGGGGAGATTCGCTTTCACGACGTTCCCCTGACTCGCCTGCAGCTGGACAGCTGGCGCAGCCGGCTGGCGGTAGTGAGCCAGACCCCGTTCCTCTTCTCAGATACCGTGGGCAGTAATATTGCGCTTGGCTGCCCTGAGGCCACCCAGGAAGAGATTGAACACGTCGCCCGACTGGCGAGTGTGCATGAGGATATCTTACGTCTGCCGCAAGGTTACGACACTGAGGTGGGTGAGCGGGGCGTGATGCTTTCCGGCGGTCAGAAACAGCGTATCTCCATAGCGCGTGCGCTGCTGCTGAATGCCGAAATATTGATTCTCGATGATGCGCTCTCTGCCGTAGACGGGCGCACGGAACATCAAATTCTGCACAACCTGCGCCAGTGGGGCGAAGGCCGCACGGTGATCATCAGCGCCCATCGCCTGTCGGCACTGACCGAAGCGAGTGAAATCCTGGTGATGCAGCATGGGCATATTGCCCAGCGCGGGCAGCACGAGCTTTTGTCAGAACAACCGGGATGGTATCGCGATATGTATCGCTATCAACAGCTGGAAGCCGCGCTGGATGATGCGCCAGAACTTAACGAGGAGGCCATCGATGCGTAGTTTTGGACAGCTGTGGCCTACCCTGAAACGCCTGCTGGCCTACGGCTCGCCGTGGCGGAAGCCGTTGTCGCTGGCGGTGTTGATGCTGTGGATCGCCGCCATCGCAGAGGTGAGCGGCCCTCTGCTGATCAGTTACTTTATCGACAACATGGTGGCGAAAAGCTACCTGCCTCTGGGACTGGTAGCCGGACTGGGTGTGGCCTACATCGGCCTGCAACTGCTGGCGGCGGGGCTGCACTACGCGCAGTCGCTGCTCTTTAATCAGGCGGCGGTCGGCGTGGTTCAGCAACTGCGTACCGACGTGATGGATGCCGCGCTGCGCCAGCCGCTGAGCGAATTTGATACCCAGCCAGTGGGGCAGATCATCTCCCGCGTGACGAACGATACGGAAGTGATCCGCGATCTGTACGTTACCGTGGTGTCGACGGTCCTGCGCAGTGCGGCGCAGCCGCCCGCGCTTTACGGCCTATCAGGGTTATCTGGCGAACGGTACCGCTCTGGGCACCATTGAGGAGATCGAAGGCTTTGTGCAGACCGTTACGCCGGATGCGCGGGGTAAGGATAGTCTGTCCGAAAATGCCATCACGGTGGAAATCGCAGTGAGCTATTACCGCCAGACCAAAGATGGCCGAGAGCTGTTTGCCATTGATACCGAGCAATTTGCGCGACGGGTGAATGGCGTAGATGTCCTGTCCGGCCTGGCGGCGAAAGTCCGCCTTTAATAAAAAACAGACAACGGCCTGCGGGCCGTTTTCATGGAGATAAATATGTCTTTTCCTGGTGAAACCCGCGTTATCAAACTTTACTCCCCTGTTTCGTATGAAAGCGGCGGCCTGCTCGAACAGGTGACGCTGCGCGAGCCGCTGGTGCGTGACCGTATCGCCTTTTCCAAAGATCGCGGCAGTGAAGAAGAAAAAGAAGCGCGCATGATTGCCCTGTTGTGCAATCTCAGCGAGCAGGATATCTGGCAACTGACCGCGGCGGATTATGCACAGCTGCTGGACGCGTTTAATGTTTTTATGCTCCCGCCCGCGGAGCGACCGAAAAAAGCCTGATCCGGGCGATCCGCTTTCTCGGGCGGCGCCTGCATTTTCCCATGACGGAATACCTGAATATGCCGTTCAGCGTGTTTTCTGATTTTCTCACTGACGAAGTGGAGGCGGTAAATCGTGGCCGGATTAAGCCAGAACCTTAAGGCCGTAATTACCTTTGGCGGTAATATTGATAGTTCATGGAGCCGTTCAGCTAACGGCCTGCAAAAAAGCCTGAAGGATGTCGGTAAGCAGTCGGAAAAGCTGACGAAAGATCAGGCGAAGCTGGCAGCGGAAATCAAGCGGGCAAAGCTCGCCGGGCAAAGCCTTGGCGATCTTAAGCGGCGTTACAGCGATGTATCCCGTGAGATCCGCAAAACTGAAGCCGATCAGCAGAAACTTAACCAGCAGATGCAGAAGACACAACGGCTGGCTGCGTTCAAGGGGGCCGGTAAAGGTCTCTTTCGCCGTGGGCTCGGTATCGCCGGTCAGTTGGGCGGTATGGTGGCCCCGGGGCTGGCGATCGGCGGGGGCGGGATGGTGGCTTCCGCGCTGGGCACCCTGATTGCCCCGGCGACCACCAACGCGGAGACGGCCCGGCGTGCCGGTGTGGCGAAAAGTTATAGCGTAGACATTCCGACGTTTGATGCCTGGGATACGCTCGCAAAACAATACGACATGAACGGGGAGAACATCGGCGATTTGTTCGAGGAGTATCTACACAAGGCGGGGGAGTATAAGCAGAACGGCAAGCAGGGATCGCTTCAGGACGCGTTTGATACGCTGGGGTTTAAGGCGGGAGACTTAGCCGGGCTCAGCGATATGGCTCAGTTTGAGAAAATCGTTGAGCGTGCGCTCAGCCTGCAGGATGAATCGAAAGCCTCGTTTGCGCTGGATTCACTGTTTGGTGGTGAGGCCAGCAAACTGCTCATGCTGATGAAGCAGTCCGGGAAGAGTTACCGCGATCTGATGGACGAGCAGCGCCGGTATAACCTCGTCACGAAAGAGGGAGCTGAAGGTGCGATGGAAGGCAACCGCGCCATTACCAATTTGAAGACCGTCTTTTCTTCTGCAATGGCGGAAATTTCCGGCCAGTTAGGTAACGAGCTGGCACCGGATGTTCGCCATCTCACTGATGATCTGGCGGAGTGGTTCAAAGGCGGCGGGATCAAACGCATTGTCAGTTTCCTTCGCAATGATCTCTATCCGGGTGTGCTGACGTTTGGGCAGGGAATTGTTTTTGTCGGGAAGGTGGTGTACGCGCTGGCAAAAAAATTGTCCTGGATGCTGCCGGATGAGCGAAGCGATCAGCGCGATGTCCTCAAATCGCTGGCCATGACCGGCTCGGTTGATATTGCCCGTATGACTGCGCAGCGAAATGGCCAGGGAGAATGGTTTGAACAGCAACTGAAGGAAAAGCCGGAACTGCCTGACGATGTGAAACAATCTTACCAGGATACGCGGGGCTTTTTCCGTGATGACGAGGAGGCATTCGACACCACCCTCGATAAGTATCTGACCCATGAGAACAGCGGCGGACTTTTCGGGCCGAATGGGTTAATGAAGCCGGCACAGCAGCAGTCTGTCACGCCCGGGACTGGCCCGAAGGCTTGGGATAATTACCCCCAGACCCTGCTGGCGCCATTACCGCCAGAAACATCACCGCAGGTGGTACTGGGTAGAACGGAACCGGACTCACGCCGGCAGACCGGCGTACCGCGTACCGTTCCGCTTTCCGGCAATGCTGACGGCAGCCGGGGGAATGCCGGCACGGATGCGGAAGGTCGCTGGGATATGTTGTTGCAGAAACTGGATACAGCGGATACCGCACCTGTGCCCCGGCAACTGACAGACAACCGCCGGTTCGAATACCGGTTTGAAATTCACGGCGCACCGGGGCAGGACGAGCGGGGGATAGCTGATGAGGTAGAGGCTGTGACGAAAAGCAACACGGCTTTTACGGGTGACAGCAGCATGCTGGTGATCATCAGAATGTCACCCGTGCCAATTCGGTACTCCCAGTTTTTGAGCTGCCCGTCGAGACCAGGATTTGCCTGAGATTTCAGGCTGGCGGGACGCAGCTGCTCG